CCGTTTTAATATTCTACCATTAGATCCACAAGAAAATGTGCATCTCCCATTTCAAAATAATCTTAATACTCGTCTAATAGAACGGGATAATTTTAAGGCTACCCCACCAACAATTATAGATCATTCTAAAGCATCCTACGTATATAAATATTAAGAGTAGCTTATATAAATAATAATATTAGCGTGATATATAATGGCAGAGATATTAATACCTTTATTGGCGATGGGATTATATGTAATATCTAATCATGGCAATAATACAAATGATACCATAGAAGGATTTAATACTATAACTGGATCACCAGAGGTATTATTAAGTGAGGGTCAACAAGTTCCTCCAATAAATTATCCCGTTGAAAAAATATCTCAAGATAACCCTTATACCTATTCTAATCCAAACCAAACGACTGATAAGTTTTTTTCAAAGAACGTATATAAATCCATAGAACAAAATAACCCAAGAGATAGTGTAGGAGGGTCCACGCAAACTAACATGGGCCTAACTGGTGACGCCATAAATAAATTGGATTTCCAACATAATAATATGGTTCCTTTTTTTGGTTCTAAAATTAAAGGTGCTACCTCCTCCGCAGATATTTCGCAAACTCAGTTAGATAATATGCAGGGCGCGGGATCACAGCATAAAAGTAAGGTTGAACAGGCTCCCTTATTTTCTCCACAGACGGACATGGCCTGGAGTCATGGCATGCCAAGTACTTCGGAGTTTATAATGTCTAGGCAAAATCCTAGTTTACGTATGGCTAATAGTAAACCCTGGGATGAAGAAAAGGTTGCTCCTGGACTAGGTCAAGGGTATACCACCACTGGTAGCAACGCAGGGTTTAATTCGGGCATGGAGGACCGTGAGGCCTGGCTCCCAAAAACGGTCGACCAACTTCGCGTTGATACAAACCCAAAAACAACCTATACCTTAAATGGACTACAGGGCCCATCGACCTATTTTAATAAAGAGGCCAGTACTATCAATACCCAGGGCAAAGTAGAGAAAAACAGACCAGATACCGATTATGAACTGGGGCAGACCAGGTGGTTTACGACGACGGGGGCAGAAAAGGCGCCCACCATTAGAAGCAAGGAAGAGATACATCACACTAATCGTCAAGACACGACCGAGACGGATTATTATGGCCCAGGTGCCAAAGAAGGACAAGGCACTTATATTAATACTTATTCGGGGAATACTCATAAACAACAGCTTGCTGGACCAGCTTTAGCCGTCCCAAATGTCAAGTTGGCATCAACGGTAAATGATTATGGTCACGGTAGTTATCATGCTGCGTGTAATAATCGGACTACTACTAGACAACCAACTGAAATGGGTCCATTAACAAGTTTAATCAAAGCAATTACTGCCCCAATAGTTGATGTCCTTAGGCCTACTAAAAAAGACAATGTTGTCGGAAATATTCGAACAACCGGTAATGCTCGGATTGCCGTTAGTGCCCTACCTATATATAACCCGGGGGACCGCGTGAGAACTACGATTAGAGAACAAACAGAAAAGGGTGCGCAGCATATAAATGTCCAAAATCAAACGGGTGGGGGATATAAATTAGCACAATATACTTCAACACCACAAGAAAGAGATACTACTAATGTACATTATACAGGTAGTGCAGTACCTACTGCACCTGCACAAATTAGCCATGAGTCTGTTTCTAACCAACGCAATAATGTAAATAAAACATATATAAATAGACCATCGCAGGGCGGAATGTCTATACTAAACTCCAACGTAAATGTTTCTTTAAGGAATGATACTTCCCCACAAGATTCTCGGTCTTTGGCAGGGTCGACCGCCATTAGTACCATCCCTAACACGATTACTTACGGAAGCAGTAATATGCCCGAATATGTGAATCAAACAGAATCCCTGGACCGTCTTAACCCAGATGTTCTAACGGCCTTTAAACAAAACCCGTTCACACATAGTCTTAATAGTTGGGCCTAATACAATATTAACCGTTCCTGTGTAATATCATCTAACTATAATGATATTATGCATATCATATTAAACATATGATATTTCATATACTATATGTCTCTTGATATACATGGTAAAATAATTAATAGACTAGATACTTTTATAGAAAATGGTAGTATTCCAAATATAATTTTCCATGGTCCAGTTGGTTCTGGCAAACGAACCATAGTGAATTCTTTTATTTCTAAAATATATAATAATGACTGGGAAGCAAAGAAATCGTATGTATTAACTGCTAATTGTGCGCACGTCAAAGGCATCAAGTTTATTCGCGAGGATCTTAAAACATTTGCAAAAACACGCATCACCTTAAATTCTATTAATTGTTTTAAAACAATTGTGCTCTCTAATGCGGATTCGTTGACAATTGATGCTCAGTCCGCTTTACGACGGTGTATCGAGCAATTTAGTTATAATACTCGTTTTTTTATTATTATTAATGATAAGTCTAGGCTATTGAAACCAATTATATCTAGATTTTGCGAGATATATATACCATATCCTATAATAAATAATACCAGAGTTAATTTACATACATACCAAATAACCAACTGTTATGGAGATGACAGGGTTAGTAAAACCCCCAGTACATGGATTAAAAAAAATATGACCCCTCTAACCGTGGGGAATTATGTGCAAATAATGTCCTTTGCTGATAAAATGTATGAACGTGGATACTCTGGGTTAGATCTATTAAGGTATATTGAACATGATAATAGTATCTCTAGTACTAGGAGAGCATTATTATTAATAACCTTCCACAAGGTCAAGGCGCACTTTAGAAACGAACGATTATATATACTATTTATGGTTAATTTTATATTAATACGTAGTGATGAGGCTTTAGAAAATGTATCATTTATGTAAATAATGGACGACTATTTATTGGATAGTTTAAATGGTTCAAAAAGTGGATGGTGTGCTCAATTGGTAGATATTTTTACGCCGGCAGTTATTTCGGGACTTAAATCCATATTTGATGAAGCATTTACCTTGTGTATTGATAACGACGAAGAAGATAAATATCTAATGACCTTTCAAACCTTTCTATGTAGAATTCCAAAATGGAACAATCAAATTATTGACATCGAATATAAGCGAATCAGTAAATTATCTTCCTGTAGTAGTCTAGAAGAACTAATAACATGTGTACATATTTTACAACTTAAGTCCTTGTCCTGTATTAGAGTTGGACAACAACAAAAAAAAATAAACATTGATATCCCGTCTGTTACTACCTTTATACACTCCGTGTATATTAATGTCGCGCGAAAGGTATATACAAACGTATATCTTTTCGAAAAGAATATACATCCTCTACAGATCCAAAAACATAATAGGGAGTTAGAAATTATCATCAAAGAATGCATTATGTGTACTATTAGAGAAACTATGCCGATAGAAGAATTATTAAAGGCGTACCTATCAGAGACGACGGAAGAAGAAGTATGTGTAACAGAAGAAATATTAGAGAGGCCCGACCCTATTGTATCTGACCCTATTGTATCTGACCCTATTGTATCTGACCCTATTGTATCTGAACCTATTGTATCTGACCCTATTGTATCTGACCCTATTGTATCTGACCCTATTGTATCTGAACCTATTGTATCTGAACCTATTGTACCAGTACCTACCAAGGCATCTTCTGAAGTAAATATAGGAGACTCTTTACGGTTTACCGACGAAGACAAGGCAATTGACACAACTGGGGTAGAATCAACTATTGTTGCACCCAAAGATTTTGAAAGATTAGATAAAATCGCCATAGATGCAAATAATTCTCGCAAGGCAGCCGAACTGGGTGATTCGGACGAGGAAACGGAAGGCGGGGATGACCGGTTGGCCCTAGGAGAACAAGTCGCCTTTGACGTAACAGACATAAACGACCTAACCCGAGATTTATCTATTAAGCCACTTCAACTGCTAGATATTGAAACCTTAAAATAAAATGCGTTATCTTCTCCTTGAGAAAATGCCCTTAAAATATAATGGGTCATAGTACATACGTGGTTGCTTCAGCAATTTCTATACTTTTCGCAATTGTAAAATTCATCGAAATCAAGTTTATACTTAAGGAAGAATTTGTTGTTAAAAAAATTATTAAGGATTCAGTGATGGTATATATCAGCGTAGTTATTGGATTATTTATCGTTGACCAAGTATCTGACACAATGTCTTCTGTACCCGCGACGGCTTTTACGGATTCCCCCAGTTTTTAACCAATTATTAAAAATAAAAAATTGAAAATAGTTTAAAATTATTTTCAATTATCATACAAATATGGAAAGTCCTATGATGAAAATGTTAAAATCTAAAAATCCGGATAAAGAGTATCCTTCTAACACAGGACAAAAATGGACTGAGGAAGAAGACATATTATTATTAGAAGAGTTAAGTAAAAATATGGATATACTACTAATAGCACAATGTCATAATAGAACTACTGGGGGTATAAACGCTAGACGTAGAACAATTGCCTACAATTTGTATAATAAGAATATTTCTATGGAAGAAATTATATTGAAAACAAAATTAGATGAAGTTCACATAATAGAAACAATAAAAAAACTACAAAACAGTTCTAAAAAATGTAAATCTGTAACAAAAATTAAAAAACCATTTTCAATAGAAAGCGACATTGATGAAATGAAAAATGATATTAAGAACCTAAAAAATACAATAAAGGAATTAGTTGAAATGATGAAAACTGTGTATGAATTTAATGACGCATAAAATGGGCGTTTGAAATGAGAAGGGTGTAATTATATTTAAGTGTATGTAGGTAGATCATCGATATTCATGACGCTGGTATGTGTTTTAATTTTACTTTTGCTTATGAGGTATCTATCAAAATAAATATTTTCTAATTCCTTCGCAGGCGTGTGGTTATGAACTAATCTAGCAATCATCTTATAGAGTTTAAATCCAGGATATCTTTCTTCCCCATTTGTTTTATATAATATATTTTTATTGTTATCGTCCATACACCAGTCGTGGATTATCTTCTTGGCCGCATTATTCGGGGCCAACGGATTTTCTTCTAGTTCATCTGCAATTACATCAAATAGACCACATCCTAATCTACATAAATCAAAACTAAGATTCGGTTCAATTCTATTTTTCTTGCTATCATAAAAGGGTTCAAAATTATATTGAGTGGCCGCTTCTCCTTTCTTATGATAACTATCACTACATATTACATTTCCTCTAAATTTATATATGGCTCTACCGAAATCTATTATCTTATAAATCCTGCCATAGGTAGGCACCTTGTAATGTTTATTATTGTATTTATAGTATAAAAATGGTATATTAGTAGTTACATACATGATATTACAGGCATGTAAATCATTGTGAGTTAATTTATATGTAATTTGAAAAGTTTGAAGGGTCATAAGCACCTGCATAATTATCGAACCCCATTCAGCGTCCTTTATTGGTTCCTTGCAATTAATTATTCTATAATCTAAAGTATTTTCACATTTTTCTAGGGCAATGACCTGAACAGGAAAGGTGGGTATAGTGGCGAATAAGACGTCCTCCGACGCTGTGGATAATGTATCATTTGTCATGGATTCGTCATCTTCCGATGTTATTTCTTCATTTGTAATGGACGACCTGGAAGATACGTCTGACTCTTCTAATGTACTGGTTTTATTGTAGCTATTAGTTAAATTTAGGGGAGTATTGGTCTTGGACTCGAAATTAGCATCACCATCGGTTATCATATCACATACCGTTGTCTCCACTACTTCACCATCGGTTATCATATCACATACCGTTGTCTCCACTACTTCACCCAAGACTCCTGTTGTTGGTGGAGAAACAAACAACTTATCCAAGGAGTCTAACATTACATCTAATGACTGGTCATCCGTTATGCTACTTAAGGGTATATCTGTATCTGACTTTAGATCAGTAAAAACTAGTCGGTGCTTATTATTTCTGGAGTCAAAATTAAAAATATGGTCTGCGTAATCATTTTTAATATCAAATAGAGTGCCTTTATTTTCATGGAAAAACTCGGAATCGTTTAGATCTTCTACTTCGTCCGCCACATCAAATATAAAATCATTTTTAATAGCTAAATAAGACCCGTAAAAATCCAAGGCATGGACAAAATTATGAGTATATAATAATTGACTGGTTAGGTAGGTAAAAAAACCATCAACATACGCCGAATTATTGTAATCTCTTACCTTAGCATGGGACGAAGTGTTACCATATTCAGGCAATTTTAGTAAATCCTCGTTTTCTATATCATATTTACCCAAAATATATTTCCTTGGGTCAAGGAGGGGACTATATTTAAAAAATACATCTAATTCATTAACAGAAGAGTCCTGCATATCTACCATACACTTAAACACGTTGTCATCCACCTTGTTATTTACCCTTGCTAATTTATTATAATTATTAAGAGATATCTGGTCATAATTAGTATTAGATAGAGTAAAAAAGGTTTCATATAATGGAATATAATTTTGCATATTTGTTACACCTATTCCAGAATCTGCTTCGGCGCTATTAAATAATTCCTTAGTATCTATCTTTCTATAGGTAAACTCCATTACTGTCATATTACATATATTTATCGTATATTAAACTAATTGATTAACCATGTAGGACAAGTATTCCTACTTTATAGGAATATATAACAACGGTTGTGTATGGTCGCGATATAATAATATTATTATTATCTAATTATCTATCAATGTCTACTGAATTACAATTAAGTAAATTCAACATGAGGAAAATTAGTTTTAAGCCAGACGAAAATAAAGGACCAGTCATCGTTCTAATTGGTCGCCGTGACACAGGGAAAAGTGTACTGGTTAAGGATATTTTATATCATCACCAAGATATCCCTATAGGCACGGTAATATCTGGGACCGAATCAGGGAATGGATTTTACGGTGAAATAGTTCCTAAATTATTTATTCATGACCAATATAATACTGTGATTATAGATAATATTATAAAACGACAAAAACAAGTACTAAAGCAAATTAAAAAGGAAGAACGCTTGTATAAGAAGAGTTCAATTGACCCGAGGACATTTGTTATATTAGACGACTGTTTGTATGATTCTTCCTGGACTCGTGATACAATGATGAAACTACTTTTCATGAACGGACGTCATTGGAAAGTAATGCTTATGGTCACTATGCAATATCCGTTGGGTATTCCACCCAATTTAAGAACAAATATCGATTACGTGTTTGTGCTAAGAGAACCCTATATTAAAAATAGACGCATTATACATGAAAATTATGCAGGAATGTTTCCTACCTTTGAAAGTTTTGCGCAAATAATGGACCAATGTACTGAAAATTATGAATGTTTAGTCATCCGAAATAATACTCAAAGTAACCGACTACAAGATCAAATATTCTGGTATAAAGGAGAATCACATGAACCTTTTAAACTTGGGTCCGCCGAGTTTTGGGAATTATCCAAGGAAATTGATAGCGACGACGATGACGTAGTTGCATATGATCCTAAGAACTCTAAGCGCCGTACTGGACCAACTATAAAAGTTAAAAAATGGTAAATAGATAGACTGTCACAAACACTTACTATTATTACAATACTACATTAATGATATGTCATGCATATTATTAATAATTAAATGGTCATTAGGACCATTGGATCATGCTAGGATTATACTAGCACGTCAGCATCGTCCATTACGGGAGCAACCTTTACACTGATTTTATCACATTCTGGACCTGATTCTGGATCAGAATCTGGATCAGAATCTGGATCAGAATCTGGATCAGAATCTGGATCAGAATCGGATAATACGGGAGTATTATCCTGAGTTAGGTTAATCATTTTAAGAACGTCGGTGGTCTTTGTGAGCAGACTAAGACCATGGTCATTATCGGGATCCGTAACAATGTTTTCATCCTCAAATAATTGTTTACGAATAGTTTCACTAGATACATTTGTGCCCAGGGTATTATCAAAAGTAGATACATCTTTAGTGCTTACCAGCTCTCCCTGCTCATTTAGAGTTTGGGTGAGTTTATTTCCAGATAGAACCGCCTTGGCCATATTATCTTCCATGGCCTTCTTATTTGTATCAGCGATGCGGGTGTCAAATTCCCTCTTTGCATGGTCTTCATTCTTAATCTTCTCGTGCATTAATTGATTCAACTCTTCTTCCAAATACTCTACTCTGCCTGTCTTGTAGGCCTCTGGGTGAAAGGGCATCCAAATACCTACGGGACCAACATATACGTCGTGATTGGGGTCATATTCTCTAAGTAGTTTGGCACGAATTTCTGCTTCCTTAAGAGTTGGATAAGACCCCCGCACTTTAATGCCCCTCGTATTTGTCTGAAATTGGTGTAGTTCATCAAATCCCGTCTGAAGTGTCTCTTCATGGGTATCAAGGTATGTTTTATATTCATCCTCTAGCGTCAATGTAAATAGGTTATCCTTTTCGGTCTTTACAAATTCCTCCAAATCTTCTGTGAGTTTATCAAACTCAATGTTATACTTATAAGAAATGTAATGCTGGAATTGTGTGTATTTCTCCAAGGTCTTTCTCATATCCCATTGCTTTAGGAAATGATTGAAGAAATACATATTTTTATCCTCAATTATTTTTTCTGGAGAAATGAATGAAATGCATGCAAATTTCTGACATGCCACTGGCTTATCTTCATCTAAGACGTCGATATAGTCGGGATTCACATCACCCTTGTCGTCTAGACGACGAGTACAATCTAATAGATCGTTTTTTTTGCTTTTCTTTGAAGATGTTTTTTTTTTTTGAGGCATCACTTATTATAAGTAAGTATACTATCATTCATTTAAGTTAATATTATACTAAACTTTTTTCTATCGTTAATTTATATAAATGCATTTGTTAGGTATTGATTTAAGCGAATTATTGCTGCGAGCGATTAAATATTTAGTAGAAGGACTAATGGTTGCTATAGCAGCTTTTGCGATACCAAAACGGTCCATGCAGTTGGATGAAATTGCGCTAATTGCGTTAACTGCCGCGGCCACGTTTAGTATACTCGATACATATATTCCCAGCATGGCTGTAAATGCCCGTAGCGGTGCTGGTTTCGGTATTGGTGCCAACCTAGTAGGATTTCCTATGTAATATGTACTATATATTCTATAAATATTTATAACAATATGATGTTATAAATATTACATAGTTGTTATAAATTCCCACCCTAACTCTTCGCATATCTTCTTCCATACCTCATCTTGCTCTATTCTTTTTTCCCTATCCTTTAGCATGGGAAAAAACGGCAAAAATTCTTTTTGTTCTAATAATTCGCATAATTTATAAACAGTATAATAATAGTTTAAAAAATTTACTCTATCTTCTGGACAATATCTAGCATAAGGTGACTGAACGTCCATAAATAAACTACATAGCCGTTCTTCTAATTCCTGACTCATAACAGGGGGTTTAATTCCCAACTTATCTTTTATAAATGGAATATGTTCATAATACTTATTATACCCAAGTTTTTTCAATATTTCCTTTGCACGCTTATTTGTCAACTGTCGAGGTGTTAATCGTTCTTTACGAATCTGGTT